GCTGCTGCTACCCAAATTCAGGGTTCTTATGATGTAAACACTGCTGGTCAAGCATTCTCATTCAGTGAATCTTTCACTTTAGGTGACGCAGTTTCTAGTGGTACATCTGTTACTTCTGGTGTTGTGGGTTCTCTACCTGCATTCGGTAATGTAACCACCTCTTCTGGTGGTGTTGCAGGTTCTCTTGCTGGTACTCTTTCTGGTACGACTATCCCATCAGTCACCGCTGGTGGTGCTGGAACTCAGGCAGTCGGCCAAAGAAGTGTTGAGTTAAGCGTATTTAAATGAGACTTATAACTCCCGCTTTGCTCATAGCAACGGGACTTATAACTCCCGCTATGGCAGTGCCAGTTGTACCTAACTTTACCTCTGGCACAATGACTTCACACACGGAGTCCACAACAACTGTAAATGAAACTATTCGTCAAATTGATTATCAGACAGGATGGAGTTACACAGTCACAGGAACAAATATCAATATTCCCTCAACCCCACAGGTAGGAACACCTTACACCATTATGCAAAATGGTGCCCCATTCCAGTTCTCAGAAACTTATTCTGGACCAGGAATGATCAAGGACACAACTGTGATACGAAGTACCACCATAATGTCCGTTACAGATTCAACAAGTGTCTTCACACAGTAGTATCCGGCCTTGTTATCACTGCCTCTGTGACCCCTGCATTTGCGGAAGGAGACGTTCCTGTGACTGCAGTTGCAAATCCACAGGCAACGTCAACGGGAAGTGTAACAAACCAGGCAGTACAGGTCTTACAGGGTCCCTACGTCACCAACTCATACGGTGGTGGAGTAAGTTGTCAGGGCCCAACATTTAATTTAACACCTTTCATGACAAGGACTGATAGTGGTCAAAGACCCTATGAGGACTTTGCAAATCTTGATAATGATCCACTAACTCCATTGGAAAGAACAGGGCAGAAAGATAACTTCTCCCAAAACTTTGGTATCTCTGCTACCATTTCTGTTCCTTTAGATGGGGGTCTTCAGGAACTTTGTAAGACTGCAGCAAAAACTTGGGTTAGTCGCCAGAGGGCGGAGACTGATAAGGCCCGCCTTGATTTCGAACTCGTCCGCCTCCTAAAATGCGGCGAAGCAATGAAGGCTGGTGTGCATTTTCATCCAGCGTCTCCGTATGCGAAGATATGTGCAGACGTTGTTGTTGTTCCCACTGGAGGTATTGGTTCTTCTTCTGCAGTTTCAGCTCCTTCTGGAAAGTCTTCAAGACTTTCTTCTTCAAATCCAGTTGGGCAGCAAAATCAACCTGCAACTCATAAGGCGTCAGGTCTCGGTGGAGCCGTTTCTTTGCCTGAACGTACAACTGTTGAATAACGGGTTTCATCTTACCTACCATCCATTCCACCAAAGATTTCCCAACAATAGCCGCAGCAACGGAAGCAGTAGCAGTAGTGCCAGCAAGTAAAACCTGTTCTTTAGGAGGAATTGGGACTTCTCCGATGAGGGGTACTTCAATTACAGGTACTCCTAGATTATTTGTGGGTGGTAAATCGGAAATATTCCGATTATCCTGCGAATTTTGAACAACTTGTGGCAGTTGAGGGACAGGGGGAGGAAGTTGTCTAGGTTTTTCTTCAGTTTCGTTCTTCTTTTCTTCGTTCTGTTTTTGACCATCAACCATCTGTTTCCATTGTTCTATCGTAGGAAAATCAATGGGTTCATAGTTTGGTAAATTTGCAGATGGTACTTCTACTACTGGTTTCTGTAGAGTTCTTATTGATGGAGGTGTGAAAACTGGCGGTTCTAGTTGACGAACAACAGGAACCTCAACCTGAGGTACAATTATTTCTGGAATTTCCATTCACATTAGTCATCAAGTTTTCCTTTCTTGAGTAACTTTTGAAGTTCTGCAGTTGATCCAACAAAGAGTGCATTGGTAACGTTACTTGGTCCCTTCTCTTTTGGATCTTCAATATCTCTCATCTTTTTCTGAAGATCAAGAAGTTTATCTGTTGCGTCAGCTACACTCTTGATAAGTTGCCCAGTAACTTCATAAGCTCTTGCAGAACCCTGTTCCTGTGAGATCTCCATGATCCCATCAATAGCTTCCTGACCCTTTTCGATCAATGAATACAACTGACCTCTTGTGTATTCATAGTCTCTTTTTAGGTCTGGTTTTTCTTCTCTTTGTTTTGGGAGTTGATCAGAGCCACTAACAGGGGTAATCTCACTGCGTCCATCATCGCTAAGAATTTCAAGTGCTTTCCCGATATCATCAAATGCCATTGTTGTTCCTCACTATTAAACATCAGTTCCTTGAGATGGGGAATAGACTTTATAATCTTCGAAGAAAGAAGTCAATTCGTTAAATCCAAAATCGTCACCAGATACAATCAATGCATCGTCCCCAGTCAGAGGTAGAGATGCATCTCTAGAGCCACTAATAATATCTATAACAGATCCAGAAGGATGTTCAGATATGGTAGTTCCATCAACTCCTCTGTAAACGGTGACATTGTTTCCGCTGATGGAACGGATCTGCATGTTCTCGCTATTAATAACAATGTAATCGTCAACGCTAAGTCCTGAGGAATCATTGACTGACATCTCCGTCTGATTTACAGTAAACACTGCGTTGATTGCGGTTGTATTATCATTGTTATAATCTTTGACAGCTCTTGGAGTTGCTGCATATCTTTGTACTCTTTTTGCAGTAACTCTATTAGTGTCATCAAAGTAATCAACTTGAACTCTCTTGATAAGACCATCAGAGTTATCGGCAATCTTACCAAACAGATAAGTTTTAGCAGTGAAGGTTAATGTTGAAATCATCGCACGACGATTATCGAAACTTCCTTCATAGTCATCGGTCATATTGATATTCTCAAGAATGATGGGAACATCTCTTTTTTCACCAATGGAACTTATCAGATTAATTGTAAGATTTAATCCTGGTTGAAAGTATGGCAAAATCTGTTCTAATATTTGCAACATATCATCATTTAACTTCGTTGCAATACTAAGTTGAAATGAAATGTTATATGGAACTGGCATGTAAACCTTTTTGAGGTTACCAAGTTCTCCAGTATTACAGGTCTTAAAAGTTTGTGTTATTGAGGCTTTTCTACTTGGATCATATGTAATACCAGTCATCTCAAATGACATGCGAGGTAAAGTAATCGCAGGTCTACCTTGAAGATTTGGTTGTTGTTCAATCTTTGCCAAAAACTTCTGCATTGGACCATAAGCCAATGGTACTTTCATCTTACTCTGAACACTGTTGTTGTCATCAGTGTGTCGAATTTCAATGTTATTGAAAAGAGTTCCAAAACCGATAACGGTTTTTCTCAGGATCTCGTGATAAAAGTACTGTCCAAACATCGGTTTTTATGTTTATTTAGAATTCCCCAAAGGGATTTGATTCAGTAAAGTCCAAAAGACCACTATCTGCAGCAGTTTCAATTACAATATTCTCTGCATATGCATCATATTGGTCATCATATTGAACAGACTTGATAACATATTTTCCTGTTGTGCCAATGCCAGGATGATCAACTGTTGTTGCACTACCGACGATGATTTCTCCTGGAGAAAAAGTTCCAGAGAGCATGGATATTTTAAGAATTCTTGTATCTTTATCCCAACTCTTAACCCTAGCACTGGAAAGTCCTGTCTGACCTGTAATAAATTCATTGAGTACAAAGTTGCCTGTACCAACTCCAGATGGTGTTGCGGCTGCGATGGTAATTGTTGGTGGCAATGTATAACCAAAACCAGCATTGGTAAATCTGATTGCAGATATGGTTCCTGCAGCACTCACAACAGCCACACCAGTTGCATTTGATGTAGAAAGACCAGCTGGTGATGTAGAGATGGAAACGACGGGAACGGATGTGTATTGAGATCCTCCAGTGATGGCACCAACGGCATCTGTTCTAATGTAAACGACACCAGTTATTCCAATACCAGCCCTAGCGGTCGCCCCAGACCCTCCAGCACCAGAGAAAGTAACTGTTGGAGGCAATGTGTATCCATAACCAGGATTGGTTATTTGTACTTCCTTGATTGAATATGTTGTAGATCCAGAACCAGTATTTGTTGTTGTAATTGCAACAGCAGTGGCATTTGCAGCCGATACACCAGCAGGAGAAGTGGAAATAGAAACTGCTGGTGGACTTGTATATCCATAACCATCGTTGAGTATGAATATCTGATTTACCGCACCTGTATAAATTCCTGCAGTTGCCGTGGCAGTTTGTCCAACCCCAGCTAAAGTAAGAGTTGCAATATAACCAATATTTTCTACGTTATCATCAATCTCTTCAATACTGGTATCGATGACCTCATCTTCATATTCAAACAACTCACATTTCAGTTCATACATGTAAAGTTTACCAAGTTGGTAGAATGGATTTTCATGTTCTACAAACTTAATTTCAAATAAACTGTCTGAAAGTGGGAAGTAGATTAAATCACCTTCCTTTGGTCTGGTCGCAAGTAAGTCTGCACCAAATGGAGTGATAAAATCCTCAAACCTTTCTGCAGAAATGATCAGTGTCAACTCATCGGTTGTCCTGATACCAAATTTTGTCATCAGGTCTCCAGATCCCTGGAAACCCTCATAGTTTTGAACGTATGCTTCGATGATAAAGTTATCTTCAAACTTTGCTAAAACATTCTCTTTAATAACTGTTTTTGTGCCCAAATATTCTCTGGGCATATAATAAACATCAACCCCATACATCCTCAACTGTTCATTGATGAGGTCTTGAACTAGTCTTTGTTCCGAAGCAGAACCGTGAAGAAAGAATGGGTTGATAGCCATTATCCGATCATGTCAAGAGGTGGAAGTTCATAATCAAATGTCATTCTTTGTTGTAGTTCTGCAAGTTCCCTCAAAGCGTCTTCATAAATCTGTCTTCCATTAAGTTCAACTCCACCAGGAAGTTTAACTCCAGTGTACTTACTCATATTTGCACCCCACTGTTTCTTAATAAGTGCAGTGAGATATCTCTTTAAGAAACTATCATTATAAATTTTTTCATTCTCTGATGGATCAAGGACACGGAAACAATCAATAACTACATATTCATCTGCAGAGACACCTTGCCAGTCAAGATCCAAATATAATCTATTTCCTCTCTTATTATATCTAATTTTCTTATCTGGACTTACTAAAAACTGAATAGTTTCCA